GTAATAGTAGATATTGCGCTTGCGACGTTTGACGTCATCGTAGTGCTCGCTAAGTTCAAAGAACCTGTTATCCGGCACGACTCTATCTTCAAGTAGCTGCGCCAGTCCAGCCAAGTACTCATCAACGACACGTACAGGGACATGCTTACGAAATTTTGCGTAACGTGCTGGCAGTTCACCATCGTGAACAATGACGTCCTCCGGTGAATATAGACAGGGCTCTGATGAAGAGATGAAAATGTGAGCGTTGGCGGATAAATCGGTGCGACCGCCACGACCGCAAACTTGTGCAATATCAGACGGGCGGGCGGGGATAGGCTCTTCGATCGCCCCTAAATAACCACGTAAGGTCTGGACACCACCCGAGATTTTCATGTTGGCATTGTTATTTGGTCGGAAACGCATGCCAGAGTCGTAGAACGTCGAACAATGCAATGTGATGCTTTCTTGAAGAACGTCGGTCGATATAATAATAACATTGTCGCCCTTGGAAAGTATCTCGAGCTGCTGCAGATTGACATCAACCTTACGATCCCCGATTAAACGATACTTGAGGGCCCGTGAGTAAACGATGAACACGGCGGACGGGAAAGCGACCTGCATGATGTCGAGCTCACGAAAAACGGCACGCATCGTCGGCAAGATCATCAGGACCGAAACGCGCGAAAGTGTTTTGATATGATCAATAAAACGCCGATCATTGCTGTAGTCTGAGAAGTGTATCGTAGACGGCTTGGGGGTGCGGAGGTCGATTTGGGCGCCAGCGTTAGCCGGGGTGGCTGACATGCAGACGAGGTTAGCCGGTTTGACTAATGACATCGCCACAGCTGATTCAGCTGTGACATTGTGACATTCATCCAGGAAAACAAGAGTGTCATCATCAAGGGCTAATTCGCTCTTCTTCATTCGAACGAAGGCGCCGGTTGTGTAGGCACGTAAAGGTAGTCCATCTTTGCGACGAAAATCGAAATTTTTACCTCCGGCGCGACCAGAAATTCTCCCAACGCCTTTAGGCGGGTGATCACGGTACCAAGTGAGGGTAGAAACCGTCGAGTTGACCCTTTCGGTGAGCAATATGATCTTCCGTTTACCTAGTTTTTCAGCGATGACACCGGGCGCGAATTTACTTTTACCCATGCCGCAAGCGGCGGTGAACAACCAGCAACGCTCAGTGAGTACAATGTGATTCGTGATGTAATAATCGAGGTCATGCGGATTACCATCGTGGCTGTAGACGACCTCATCGTGTTCGAGATCGACGACCGCCTCACCAAGGAGAAGATCATTCCACCGTTGACAGGCGCCGCGCAAACGGCTAGCTTTCATGTCGGCGTAAGCTGATTCAGCTTGCGCTTCGATGAAGCAACAGATACAACCGCGTGCGTCACGTGCGGTCATAACAAAATCGTAGAGGTCGGCGAGTGAAGTCATGCGTGGTCTGTGCTCGATGCACATCATTTTACGCAGACGTTTGTATTCGAACATATCGTCTATACTACGAAGTGTCTCAACAGGGACACTGCGGTCCGTGATGAGGGTAGAAAGGTACTCCTGCCACTCTTCAGTGATAACGAATCTGAACACGATGTCAGAATCGTAAGGGATGGGTACCCCCGTAGCGATAACGGGGGAATCATCGGAACTCACTGTGCCGCGCGATGCGGCAAGACCCCCGTAGCGATAACGGGGGAGTGCCGCGCGATGCGGCAAGTTGGTGGTG